TCATACCGATCCTATCTCGATGTACGCTAAAGGTGAAGTGACATATTACCTAGATCAACAGGATGATATTAACATCATCAACAATGAGTGGGCCAAGGTACGTAAGTTTGCAGCAGGTAAGGTGGTGTTTGACAAGAATGCACTCAAGGATGCGAGTGTACTTGAAGCACTCATTGCAGGTACGACAGATACCAACGCCATTGGTGTAGACCTACCTGAAGGCAAGAAGCTCAGCGATGCATTAGGCCCACTACTGCCTCCTAGTGCAGACGCTATCAAGTTCTTCGACAAGAAGCCTGTGCTTGAGGCTATCGACCGCTTATCAGGCGTAGCATCAGTGCAGCGCGGTGTTGAGTATAAGACCAACACTACGAACAAAGCTATCGAGTCGTATGAGTCTCAAATACAGACACGCGCTGATGAGAAGATGGACGCTATTGAAGACAGCGTTGGCACAGTACTATGGCTAGTAGCACAGATGTGTATGCAGTTCATGACTAAAGAGGAAGTAGCATCACTACTAGGAGATCAATTTGCAACGGATTGGGAACAGATGGATGCGGCGACTATACGTCGAACTTTTACTCCGCGCGTTGTGGGTGGTTCTACGCTTAAACCTACTAGTCGGGCTAAGAAAGAACAAGCCCTCCAAATATCTCAAATCGTCGGTCAATTCACTCGCGCTACGCCTATCGCAGCAGTTGTAGCGTTGAAAGTATTATCACAAGCATTCGACAACGTAACAGTCAGTCAAGAAGATTGGGAGCTAATCTACAAAGGCATTATGAAAGAGACACAAGGTCCATCGCCGCAAGAGGAAGCAGGACAACAAGCAGAACAAGACCAGATGCAACAAGGCGCTGATAGACAACAAGAGCGCACGCTTGAGATGATGAAGATGCGTCAACAGGCGCAAGGTGCACAAGGTGGTGGAGGTGGCGCACCCGGTGGTGCCGGTGGTGGACAAGGCGGGCCACAGGTTGACGACATAGCCTCAGTTGTGCAAGAAGTAGCGAGACTTATTGACGGTCTACCGCCGCAGTTGAAGCAACAACTCGGTATGCAGCTTGCGCAAGGCCGTAGTATAGCTGACATAGCTACACAGTTGATCGGACAGATGCAGCAAGGTGCTGCCGCATAGGAGGCTACAATGCCTGGCGAAGACAAAGACTTGATGTCACAGGTTGGCGACAGCTTCGGTATCAAAGACGAACCTGCAGAGCAGCCACAGCCGCAAGACGGTGAAGATGGTGGTCAACTTGACCTGCCAATACCGCAAGATGGTGAGCAAGGCACGCAGGTTAATGACCAAGGCGGTCAACAGCAGCCAGAAACAGGTAGTGATCGTCATGTAAAGGACAAAGACGATCAACTATTCACCGATAAGCCAAAGAAAGGGCCTAAAGGTGAGCTACTAGACCGCAACGGCAACATCGTTGCTACAACGCGACGTGAAAAGCAGCTAGCATTCAACCTCAATCGCGCTCAGTATGCCGCAAATCAGGCAAACCGCGAGTTGAGGAAGATGCAATCGTATCTAACGCAAGTTGCGGGCATAGATACGATGATGAAACAGAACAACATCTCTCCGCAGATGGCGCAAGAAGCTATACAGCTACGCGCAATGGCGGAAAAAGACCCAATCCTTGCAGTACGTGACATCGTTGCACGTGTTTTAGCAACCGGCGTCACTATGGAGGACTTATTTGGTACTGATGCAGTGCCACAGATCAATGCACGCGTCATTACTAATGAACTTGACCGCCGTTTAGGCCCGCTTGAGCAACAGACGAAGGCGCGACAGCAAGCGGTGCAACTTGAAGAGCGTGCTGTAGAGCAAGCAGAACAATTCATCCAATCTCACCCGCATGCCGATACACACGGCAACGAAATCAGCGGATTAGTGAGCAACCACGGTCTTACACCGGAACGTGCGTACTTCGAGCTACGTAGTTGGGTAGAACGCAGAGGATTTGACTTCACATCACCACTCCGACCGCAGATTGAGCGAGCTATGCAGCGCCAACAGCAACAACAGCGCGGTAACGGTAATAATGGTAGACGTGGACCGTCAACACCGGGCGACATGCGCGGTATGCAACCTCGTGGAGCGCTACCTACACAGGATAACACCAACTCGCGTGGAGATTTCAAGAGCAATGCACCGTGGAAGGACATTGCTGCAGCAGTCTTCACAGAACTCAACTCTAAGTAGGATGCATCAACGATGCCCGTACTTCAGAACGTACTCGCAACGACTATTGAGCGATCACGTAAGAAGCTCATTGTCGCTGCCATGCAAAGCAACGCGCTCATGGCGTGGTGCTTCGCACGTGACCGTATCGAGAACGAACCGAGCGGTTACAACATCACTAACCCACTGTTGACAGGTCGCAATCCTACAGTGGGCAGCTATAGCTACTATGACGCGTTGCCAGTGGTACAGACGCAAGAGTTCATCAAACTTGAGTACCGTTGGTCACGTATCGCCGGTACTGTCATCATCTCCAATCAAGAGGAAGATGAAAACAAGGGCGAGCAAGCAGCCGTCAAGCTGTTGCAGGGTAAACTTGAAGCTCTTGAAATGAGCATCAAGGAGAAGTTCTCAATGTACTTGTACGGCTTGGGCGGTGGCAATGATCCTAACGGACTTGCACTACTCGTCCCAGATGATCCTACAACTGGATCGCTTGCTGGTGTTGATCGTGCAAGTGAAGTGCAATGGCGTCCATCTAGCTACGACTTCGCCGGTACTCTCAACGCGACGAACATCGAAGAAGCATATGACGACGTTCTACTTGATTTGAAGCAAGGCACAGAACGTCCGAAGGTTATCATCGCAGGTCGTAACCACTACCGCCTGTATCGTGCGGCAGTGCGTAGCAAGTTGACCATTCCGCTGACAAACACAAGCAGCGGCAAGCGCATGATGGACCTTGGCTTTGATGGTGTCTCACACAACGGCGTGCCTATCATCTATGATGAAAGCTGCCCCGTTGATCGTGCGTACTTCCTCAATGACACCTACCTCCGTCTACACATCCTCGGTGACAACAACATGAAGAATGTTGACTTGACAGCGCCGTGGACGATTGACGGTTACGGTCAGCGTGTCATTACACAGTGCCAGTTCTGCACGTGGAAACAGTACCGCACGCACGCAGTCGTTAACGATTAAGCTTACACACTGTGCAACGGAGTATGTAATATGGCTGAAACGCCCGTTAGCTTCGAGAACAAGTCAATGCAAGCATTGACGATGGACGAAAACAGGAAGCCAGTTCCTGCCTACACCATTGAACCGATGACACGCAAAACTGTGGTCAATCGCACGGTGAAGGATGACATAGGCTTTCGTGTTGTACCAACAGAGGAAGTAGTTGAAGGCTACATGGTACGCACACTGCGCGGTGATAGCGCGTTCTTGAGGCATGAAGACGTTGTACGGTTGAAGCTAAATCGCAATCTCATTCCGCTGCTTATTGAAGGCGGTGATGATACGCCAGTAGGTATGCAGCAGAACAATGTTGCACTATCAGACAAACAGAAGCAAGCACTCGATGCTCTCACGAAGTTGATCGAAAGTGATCCTACACTGGTTGATCGTCTGCTTGCGAGCAAAGAGGAACCAGTTGAAGAGGAAAAATAACTATGGCTGTTCAAGTCGCAATTCCAGCTATGCGACGTATCAATCACCGCGTAGCAGACTGCATGTACGCGAGTGATGTAGGCGTCGATGGACAATGCACTGTTGACATCCCTGCGTGTGTTGCATCGGGTGCCAATACACTTGCTAACGCTGTCGTTCTCGCTGCTGCTGGCAATGTCGTGCCAACAGTAGTGCAGAGTGACGCTATCATGGGCCGCTATGGTCGTAACGTCACAGTCTCCGGTGGTACTGGTACTGGTGTAATTGTGGGTTATGACTATCTCGGTCAAGCAATGCGAGAGAATATCGCACTCGCAGCCGGTCCTGTTGTTGGTAAGAAGATGTTCAAAGATGTTGCGTATCTCATCGTACCAGCAGCAGCTACAATCAGCATCGGTGTTGGTGTCATCCTCGGTGTGCCATACAAAGTGTTGCACACCGCACTCTCTGGTGAGTTGACGAGCGATGTTACTGCTGCAGCCGGTGCGCTGCTCGCGGGCGTGTCGCCACAGACACTTACCAGTGGTGATCCGCGTGGTGCTTATACACCAGCAGCGGCACCTGATGGTGTACGTACGTATCGCTTCACTTGCGTAGTTGATCGTAACAACTTGCACGGTGCGGCGCACGTTATCGCGTAGTGGTTTGGCATTCGCACTCGACCGTAAAGCCAGATCACGAAAGCAGGTAGTCTACGTGTATGCCAATGCCACGTAGGCTACCTGTCATCTTATAAACAATGAGCGGAGGTTATCATGGCTGAAGACAAGATCGAGCCACTACCGCCGAAAGCAAAGACGACGACGACAGCGACAACGCCACAAACGTATCAAGGCAATAAGATTGTGGCTAGCAGACCGTCGCGTGCTGGTGATCCCGGTTATCAGTTGAGTACTATTGATGATCAGGTGACGATCACGCTTGAAGATAGCACTGAGAAGGTCATCAATCCTAACAACACCGATCAAGCAATACAAGCGCGTGAGAAGCA